TTCTCAAGCTGTGGTAGATCTTCGGAACTCGGTGCAGCGTCAAGCAGCTTTATCACACGATCAAACGAGGCTCTCTCTTCATCCCTATCTTTCCATGTGAAAGCATCCTTTGACTTAGGCTCAAGTGGAGTGCAGTTACGGAAGAGGTCATACGCACCGCGGATGCGCTCACCTACAGTCAGCTGATGAATACTGTGCTGACTACGATCGCCAAGACCAAGAATGATAGGATCGAGGTTCTTCTTGCTCTTCTTCATGTCTACAACAGCGAAGGACTTGCCGTAAACCTGGCCTCTCTTCTTGCGCTCGAGATTGTCGATACGCAGTTGTAGATTGAGAGCCTTCTGCTCTTGCAAAGTGATGAGAGGCTCCTCAACAGGTTTGGTTATCTTCTTAGCCTTAGGCATAGCGCACCTTATACAGAGAGATTAATCGGAACACGTAGTTGCTAAGTGGTTATTTGCTTGACACCACCCGATTGAAGTACAGCTTGAACATTCGTCGGAGCTGTAGGTATAGCAGGGGGTGTAACAACAAGGGTGTTCCCGTCCACAGCATACGACGACCCGCTTTGCGATGATAAGCTGCTGACAAGAGTTCCGAATGACTGGAGTCCGACATTGGGAGTCACCGCATTAGTGTTTAGGCTAGTAGTGTTACCTACCGCTGTGGGCGTATTGGCCCCGGATTTCACGATCGACTGAATGATACCCAGCGAGGAGCTTAGTGACTTCAGGCTGGTTAGAAACTCAGTTGTATTGCCTTGGTTCGTTAGCTTGCGCAAACTCAAGCGCTGGATTGAGGCCGAGACAGTCTGGGACTGTCTGACCGAAGCTGATTGTGACCAAGACAGGTTAGCACTGAGTAGCTGTAGGCCTTCTGGTATACCACTCAGCGTGGCTGCTTGAGCCGCAGTGATTGGAGGCGGAGCAAACCCGCCGGCCGCAACAGAGACCGAACCAGTGATTCCTACATTCAGTATACTACCAATATTGAATGATGCCATAGCAGATTGCAGGGTTCCTATAGCACCGCCAAAGCTGGCCGAAGGACCTATAGCTACTTGATTCAGATAGTCAAGATTGCCAGCATGAGATCCTACATCACTGAGCAGTCTAGGAAGAAGCTGATTGTCAACACTATCGTGTGCACTCTTTATTGCAGGCTGATGCTGGAAAGCAATCAGGTTCTGCAACATTGCTATCATCCTATTAAGGTCCGAGGTTGGCTGAGTAGATAGCGTAGCCACGACAGACGGTAGAGACGTTTCAGTTGGATCGGGGGAAGCCACCACCTGGTAGATCCCCGCATAACTTTGTTGCCACTGATCCAGCACTCCATTGAGTTGCTCCGACAAACTATTGCTAACATCAACCGAAGCTCCATTCAGATCCCGGTCAGACGAGCCCGATGGATTCTGAGTAGTAGCTAACTGTGCCGGTGTCAACTGCGGCACCGACAGAATAGGATAGCCCATCAGGGTGTTAGTCAGGGAATCGAAGATCACCTGGTCACCCTGCAACGAGCGAAGTAGAATGGGAAGAGTCTGGTTATACTGCCCGGTGCTAATCAGGGCATTCTCAAAAGCCCTACTAGCTAGACTTACATCCGCGCGCTGCAATGGCTGAATCTGCACCGGAGAATCTGGTGAGTTCAGTAGGTCGAATCGAAGAAAGTTGATGTCCGTCTGCAATAGCTCCGTATACATCGTCATATCCATCGATGTAGGAGCATCTGTCACATTATAGATACGGGACAATGCTCGAGCCAGATCCGGATTCGCTGCCAAATCAAAGGTAACGCCAAGCCCCTGGACCAAGGAAAGCAGAGCTTGCTGCAGATACGCTGCTGTATCATTCATGTCCGACAGTCGAGTCACCAAAGCTGCAGCATTGCTATTGGCAGCTGCACTACTGCCAAAAGCACTAGAAGTACTTACCGCGGTCCCTACTGGATTAGTGCTGGGAGAGAGCACGCTAATCGGCGGGATCGTCGGGGGCGGAGTGTAGCTAAACTTGATCGGTTTGAAAGACACGTTAAGTTACCGACTTAATAGTACTGTTGAAAGACGCTTGGCTAGTAAGAATATCTTGTGGTGCAACCAGAACATTCTGAATACCTACTAGGGACAGCACTTGACTGCCTAGAGGCGCACTGCCAAATGCGGGGATGTGAATCAACGTAGCCAACATCTTTGCGTTGTTCAGGATCAGATTCTTAATCAAGCTCCAAGCTATACGCAAGGTATGGCTTGTGGAGGAGTACAGATTCATCTGGAACTTGAAGTCAGACAAGCTGTGCCAGTCTTGATTCATCAAGCCCTTCATAGATCCATATTGCAGATTCTGCCGGCCGGGCCAATCCTGTAGCTTAGTCTGTAGATTCAGACCTAATGAGACATGGAACTGGTCCAGTATACCACTGGCAAGATTACTCTGAACCTGGTCCGGCATTTGGTTTCACACCTCTACGAGGAGCTATAAAAGCATTATCAAAAGGATTACCTTGAGGTCTTTGGTACTGACCTTGGATGGTGTTCGGCTGAGAACGCGACGGCACTCTGCTGTTCTGCCCAGGCGGCCGGAAGGCAGCAGTTCTACTTGGAACTCTTGAGCTAGCCACTTTGTTCTTGCCTGGGATTACGATATGACTAAACTGCCCTGGAAGAACGATCTTGGGTTCGGTACCATCTTCCTTATCTGGCATCTGACGCGAAGGTACCTTAGAGGCCTCTTCAGCACGTTGACGAGCCTCAGCTGCTTTCTGAGCGTCTCTAACTGGATCACTTGGCCCTCCACCTAATGTACCGTGGGCAATCTGTGCGATACGCTGTTGGGCTGGTATGGCTGTAATACCATACTTCATTTCGACGCCAAGCAGCGCCAGCATTGTAGCATCTAGATCGTGGTCACCTTCTTTGCCGCACTCATAGGTATTGGCAAAGCCATGCTGAGACCAGGTCTTTACTCTGTACGCGCGCAGCTGGGCATCCAGAATGTTATCCGCATCGGAGTATTGGAATAACCCACCTTCCAAGCACATGACAGCACCTTCAACCATGAAGGGCTTGGTACGTCTCTTCTCTTCTTCCTTATCAATGTACTTGGAGTTCCCGCGGTTAGGAACAAGCTTGTTGGTTACCATCTCGGCGCCGAAGTCGATGACCTTGACTTCCATCAGCTTCTTCGTATCCGGATCAGTTGCGTTCTTGCCCATAAGGCGAAGCATCTCATCCTGGACATTGCCGAACCCGCGGTCGATATAGACACCTTCACAGTGCCAATACTTATTCATATCCTTGATCTTGTCAAGGCTATCTTGTGTGGTAGTTTGTGGACCATCTACGACAGCGGACTCTACCACTCGACGCATTTTAGATGTAGGGTTGTATTCGACTACACGAATACGTGTGCCTGTACCTTGGCCATTCCAATCCACACCCATGTAATAAGCCATGCCAGGTAGAGCGCGACATTGCTTGTAGTTGTAGTTCGTACGCGCGCGGTCTACATAAAAAGACTTGAAGACACCTTGTTTCAGGTCGCCGAACTCAGCCATGAACTCATGACGGAATACATCATCAGTTCTTGCTTCACGTCGGCACGCGTCTTCATATTCCTGGTCGAAATCAGGATGCATCGTGATCGGAGCATAGAACTCACGATACGTGGGATCCTGAACGCACATCTGCCAGTAGGTAGAACGCAGTCCTGTTGGCGTCGAGGCGCCATGAAACTCAGTATTACGATAACGGCGTAAGAGAGGAGTTACAGCCCCATAGTCAGCTTCTGTCAGCAGGTCTTGCTCTTCAAGTCTGATACGACGCGGTGATTGAGAACGGATGACATTGGCGCCGCGGCCGGATGACGAGCCGGCCGTGAAGATCGAGACCTTAGATCCATTACGGAACGTGATCTCAAAGTAAGGCTGCTGCTTACGTCCTTTAATACACTCACTGAGTTCGGGATTGTTATCGCACTGCCATTGAATATCATCGAACCACTTCTGAGCTTGTGCCTTCGCCGGGCACAAGATCAGTAGTTCGTAGTTCTTATGGGTTGTTATCTTATGGAGTTCTTCGATAACACCCAAAAGAGTCTTGCCCATACCACGACCCATGCGATCGATCTTGTAGCGAGCCGAGCAAGCGAGCACCGGCTCCTGGTAGTCACGCGGAGTAAACGGCGTAATCGTACCCTTGTCATCGATTACATGGATGTACTTCTTAGCCCAGTGAATAGGATCGAGGATGTCCCGGACATCCTCTTCCTGAAGCTCTGGCTTACGCTCACATGTCTTCTTGATATCTTCTTCAGTATAGATACCTTGACAGATGATGCTGAAAGGCTTACCAGGATACTTCTCTTGGTATTTCTCGTGACAAGCCCTGCAAACAGGGTTATCCATACGCCGGAGAACATCCGGTGCAGTGGTCTTTCCATCCGATCGTGTATTGCGTTTTACGACCGGGAGTAGGAACTCGTCACGATTCATTGGCCCTGATTAAGGTTGAGCGGGCGCTGGGGCAGCCTGGGGAACTGGAACAGGCGCCGGAGCTGGCTTCTCAAGCTTATTGATTGTCTTGTAGTCCGCGAGAGCGATACCGTATTCAGTATGCGACAGACCGCGGTCCTTAAGAACAGCGATTACGAAATCCGACACTTCTTGCGCTGCCTGATCGACAATAAGCTTAGCCTGGGCCTTGGCGTATTCTTGCTGACGTACAAGATGCTGAAGCATGGCGCTTTCATGAGCATCTAGCGGCTTTATGGCGGGAGCAGTCTCAACGGGCTTCGCACTGCTAATCGGGGTGACCTTCTCTTTCTTCATTGTATCCTCCTAGGGATTCTTAGAATATACCATAAACTCAGGATCTAGCCAAACTTACTTAGGGCAGTTGGCACAGATAGCTGACCCATCCTTTTGGGTCTCATATCGCACTACCTTCCGACCACACTTACTGCAAACCGTTGCCCTCTGAGTAGCAGCCAAAACCACCTGGGCCTGGGCTACCACCTTAGGCTTATGGATCACCGCATAGGTCGACAGACCCAAGCTGACAACACTGATTATGATTGCGATGATTTCAATCATGGTTTACTCGTAGACCACAAGAACGTTGCAGTTGGCTGTTGTGATTGCCAGCTCCAAGCCTGTATAGAATGGGATCTCTTTCAAGTCCACATAAATAACGCCTGGGTTTGCGCCACCGCCGGTCGGGATAGCCCCTGATGCCCACAAAATCGTTCCTGAAGACGCCGTATTATCGTATAACGTAATCGCAGCATTGTTCGTGATGTTGCTGATAACGATAGAGCGTAATGCTCCGGCTCCAATCTTCAAGTTGATACCAGCAGTTGTACCTGACTGGAAGAAGGAGATAGGAGCTGTTGAATCGCGCCCTTCACGAAGAATGGAAGCATCCCAAACTTCCAAACTTGCTGATGTGCTAGCTGCTGTACTTGTTGCCCAAGCATTGATTGGGAAGATAGGTATCTGATAGAGAACGCCTGTCGTCGGAGTGACCGAGTGAACGAGCAGGTTGTCTACGAAGAAGTAGGCGCCTGTCACACTGTACTGAATCTCATACAGATGGACGTTCGTGTCCAGAACGAACTGACTAACTACACCATTGAAGGAGCCAGATGTAACTGTCTGTATGCTGGTGGCATGTACAGTGTTGATTTGGAGCTGGCCGGAAGCGTTCACAGAAAAGTAACAACCGTTCTGTGGAGCAACAGTGGACAAGGTAACAGCTCCCCAAGCACGGAGAGTGTTAGCAACTGTGACTGCTGTCAGTCGGACGTTGGCTGCGAAAGCCAGAGGATGCGAGTGGATATAACGCCCGCTACGAACGGAAGTCAGCTTGCCATATGCACTAGCAGCAGTACCACTAGTAAGTGTAGCAATGGAGTTCGCCACACCAGCAGCAGAACCTGTCCCGCTGTTTGCCACTGTCCAAAAGTTCGTGTCCACAGAGGCAGCAAAAGGTACACCCACGACCTTGTAAGGCTGGTTGACAGCCAGAGTGTGGGCAACATTAGAAACGACTGGGAAGCCGTCCTTATCTGCAATACCTATGATTGACGTGCGCAGGTTGCCATTGATATCCAGCGAACGAGGAATAGCCTCGATCATCGGGGCAGCGAATGTTTCCAGACGGAATGTTGTGGTTGTAACTGCGCCATTGTTGGTGACGCGCACGCGATAACTCTTACCAACTGCCTGAACTGTGAGACCGAAAGACTTGCCCGGGACATAGGTATAAGAGTCTGTTACATCGAAGTGCGTACCATCACCAGACTGATCAATGAAAACCGTGCAGGTCTGGTCAGAGAAGAACATCACCTGGATGGCACCGACGCCCAGAGCATTAGTTGTCGTACCAGTGAATGTGGCGCCTGAACCTATGTTAGCAGCAGATGTGTTGTTGGCATCCGCTGTGATATTCTGAATAGTTGAAACAGCCAAACATACATCGCCATCAGCATCTATATAATGATCGTAAGACGCTCCGTTATCTGCATAGAGCTGAGCAGCTACAACCTTGGAAACTGTCTGGTCTGCTGGTGTGGTGATCGAAGCTGCGATGGCAGCGAGATTGCCACCTGTCTCTTGTGCAGCATTGGCAGGCAGAGGAAGTGCGGCTGCTGTGATAGCAACGTTCCCACTATCGTGAACAGGAAGAGGATTGGTGAGGGCTGCTGCAACTGCTGAACCGATAGCTGCTGCTGTTGGAGGAGTTAGGGTTGTAACCTGAGCAGTTGGAAGCGGATTTGTAGCTGGGTTGCTTACGATTGCCGAAGCAATAGCTGCTGCTGAAGGCGCAGCAACTGCTGCTCCGATTGCAGCCGCAGTGGGAGGCGTAATAGCACTGATTGTACCAGCACTCAAACTGACTGTGCCGCTAACCACACCGTTGAATGTTGTGGGAGGGTTGGAAACTATAGCAGAAGCGATTGCAGCAGCAGACGGCGCAGCAACAGCAGCACCAATGGCTGCTGCTGTCGGAGGAGTAAGAGTTGTGACTTGTGCTGTAGGAAGAGGATTGGTAGCCGGGTTGGAAACAATGGCTGCTGCAATAGATGCCGCGGTCGGAGGCAGAGTACCAGCGATAGTAGAGAGATAACCTTCTGCGATTGAATCTTGAACTGCGAATGTTCCTGCGTTCGTGACTGCGATGGACTGACCAGCAGCCAGTGTGACGTTCGGGAGAGCCAGGACGTTAGCATTGACGCCAATGACCGTCTGTCCGGTAGGAGCAGAACCCCAAGTAGAAGGAGTACCAAGATTGACGCTATCCCATTGGGTGATGTTGTTCGTGCCGGTAACCGTACCGGTAAATGTGCCCAAGACGCGAAGGTTGCCGTTTAGATCGGTGGACAGAAGGACTTCATTGCCCTCAGTGTAGAGAGGAGCAAGGTTGGAAGCCTTGGCGGTGAGAGCACCGACGTTGTTATTGCTTGGAGCCTGACCGTTGCTGGTAAGAGTTCCTACAACTGTCTGCTGTGCCGAGAAGTTGTCGATAACAACGTGGTTGCCCGTGCTGTTGCCGATCGTGCTCCACACATCGAACTGTGTGCCGCCAGCGAATGCTGTGACATTGAGACGATAGAAACCCCCTTCGCTACAAGTCGCTGCGAGCATTGGTTGGGAAAGGGGAGACCACGTATCCACGACTTCCCAATAAGCTTGTGCTCCCAGAACTGGGGTAAACTCGAGGTTGATAACGATGTTCGAGAACGTCCCGACAACATTGTAGAGCCCAAACACAAAGTTTCCAGGCTCCCCGTGAAAACGGGGAACAGAATCCTTCACAAAGTATTGAGTGCTTGGACCTGTGCCAGTCACCCCTGTGAGGATGGGAACGATTGTGCCGCGAACTATGTTGAGTACGCTCATGAGTTATTTGCTCTTCTTGGAACCTTTCTTCCAGTTACAGTTGGCACAGAGAAGTTGGTATTTGCCTTCTGTGTCTTTTAGGACCTTCTGATAAATAGTCTGGGTCGCTTTCAACTTCTTTCGCTCTTCGTATCCACCGCCATAAACATGGTCTACTTGAAGCATGGTTCGGTCTTTACATCCAAAAGTTCCATCTTCATTTAGCCATCTACAATCTGGATTGGAACATTTCCCACCCAAGAAAATAAGAACAGCATCCCGAAGTCGACGATAGTAGTTTCGTTGGTAGATCTTGAAATAGGGTCTGTTCTTGGCATACCAGCGATGGTTAGCAGCACGCCAACTCTTCTGACGGGCAGCTTTCTTGGCTGGGTCCTTGTATGGCACTTAGAGTAGTCCTCGCAAATCAGAAGCCATAAGTTTGGCTTCTCTGCGCAGAGTGTTCTCTGATTTCTTTGGTTCACTCTCGAACCAAGCTACAAGCTTGGCGAGTAGTTGTGTGTCTTGAGTCTTGATTGTAGAAACTTCCTTGACTACTTTCGTTGCTGGCTTGCGGAAATAGTAATCTCCGCCAGCTCCAGCAGCAAGACAAACGATGGCAATGCAGATTTCGAGAATCATGTTAGTGTTTAGACCGTGCTTGGGACTTCCTTTGAGCAATACGTTTCTTTGCTGGATCTTTTATCGCCACTGGTGAGCCTATTGGGTTATCTGATGAAAAGAATGACTGGCTTTGCTGTTGCTGGCGGAGGCGGGGGTGCTCCGGCAGCCGCAAAGACAGCCGCTACCATCGCAGACATCGACCCGCCAGCCGCCTCATAAAATCCCGGGGTGATGTTGTTTTGCTGCGTGGTGAAAATAGCGTGTCCTGCACCCTGAGCCGTCGAGGGGGAGATTTGTGTGTCATCTGTAATCCCACCTAGAGTGAGGGTGACAATAAAATCCCCACCACCCAAGCCTCCGGTCATCATACAAACAATCGTGTTGACGGCCACCGTGGAAAACGGACCTGTTGTTAATAAATAGGCACCGACGTTCGCGGTTCCGACCGAATCGAAAGGACTAGTTGTGCTGGCCCCTGAAATCTGCCAAGCAAAGATCGACGAGTATTGCACAGTCGGAGACACATTCACCGTGATGATATTAGTTGCGTTTCCAAGACAGTTCTTGACATAGTAGAAGACTACGTAACCACTCGAACTGTTGAGCGCTGAGCCGCCCGGAACAAGAGTGTAGTTGGCATTGTTTCCAGCCGTGTCGGTGATGGACGTGATGGGATTCGAGGTGAAATAACCATAGAAAGCGCAACCCAGAACCAACAAACTTCCCGGGGTCAAGTTCATTCCCGCTGTCGTAAGAGGAGTTACAGAACCACCAGCTTGCCCTCCAAAGTCCGTATTCACAACCGCGAGATTATTTACTGGTGAAGCGTTGTAAAAAGAAATCCCGAACTGTACCCAAGTTGCAGAACCGCTTAATGTGGTGCTAACGGTTGTACTTGAAACGGCAGACGTGACATCGAGATGGGCTCCATACGACGTGTTCGTCTGCCCAAAGCTTCCATCATCAATCATCGGGGTCGAGCCAACAAACGGAAGCGAGCCAGTTGTAGCGTTGGTGCCGTTGCCTACGAAGTTGATTATCGCTTCGTCAGCATACGCAGTAGCAAAACTCGGAACTGACGGAGCAGCCGATGTTCCTGTTGCGGTTACATACGCATCTAACGTATTGGCACCAGCGATATCCCATGCCATGATTCCGCAATACGTAGGCGTTTGTCCGCCGAGAGAAATGACATTAGATGCATTACCTACGCAGTTCACGCAGTAGAAAACTCGCGAATACCAACTGCCAATATGGACAGAGGGCCCAGCCGGAACATAGCTGTTCCCAGCGGTGTCAACGATATAAGGAGTTTGAGCGTTGTAGTTATTCACGCCCACAACAATGACGTGTCCGGCTGACTGGCTATAAGCAGGAGTACTGTAAGTGCCTCCACCGATGAATGTTGTAGTCGAAGGCATAAAGGGATTATCCGTTGCCGACGAGTGTTAGACACACACCCGCTAGAGTTGAATCTGCTGTTGCTGGGCCATCCACTTCAAGGATGTCCGAAGCAAGGAAAGCGGTATCAGATGCTTGTGTCCAAGTGCCGACCAGGCCGCCAGAAACACCAGCATCGAACACACAGGTAGCAAATGGTGAACCATTCTTATTGAAGGTGAATGTTGCTGCTGTGCCGCCTGTGCCTGTTGCCGCGACCTTAGCTACGGCATAAGAAAGCGAAGCACTGACAGGGAAATCTATCGCAATACCTAGCTTGCCATAAAAGAGAATCTGACCATTGGTTCCAACACCAGGAGCATAAATAGCAAGAGGCTTGGCGCTAATCCCAGGAGATCCTGTCGCTCCGGTTGCGCCTGTAGGTCCTGTAGCACCCGTCGGTCCTGTCGCACCGGTAGCTCCGGTTGCGCCTGTAGCACCTGTACCTGTTGGTCCAGTAGGTCCTGTTGGGCCTGTTGCTCCAGTTGGTCCAGTAGCTCCTGTTGGTCCTGGAGGCCCACCACTAGGTCCAGTTGCACCGGTGGGACCTGTAGCACCTGTAGGACCTGTAGCTCCTGTGGCACCTGTAGTACCCGGGCTGGTAGCTGAGCCAAACACATTGGCAGTTGTGCCGCCTGTGAATGTTGTACAGTTGAAACGATAAAGAGTGTTTTCAGCTATCGGGAAAGTTGTGCTAGGGGTTGCATGAGCATCCCAGGAAGACACATTATTCCACGTCACACCATTATCAGGTGAGATCTGCAGTTCAAAAACCAGACCGCTAAAGGAACCAGTAGTGACAACTGTAGCTACTAGTAAGTCAGCAGCATCTGCAACTGACGGCTTCAGGAATGGATAAGAAACGGAGAAACCTGTTCCTGTCGCACCAACCACTAGATGAGAGATATGGGTGCGAGCCAGTGCAAGAGTTGTAAGAGTCGGCATGGGTTATCCTGTTACGACGACACCTATCGCAATCGTATTTGTGTGCGGGTTAGTCACGTTGGAAACTGTGGCAAACAGATTCATACCCTGAAGATCGATACCTTCATTATTGCCAATGAAGAGACCACCAACATTAGAATAGTTAAGAGCACCTGTTCCAGGCACTCCACTAACCCAAGAACCTACCGTCACGTTGCCGGCAGTTGTCACAGCCGAGATCACCAAGTCGATTGAAGAAGCAGTATCCAAACCATAGACCAGGACTTGGACTCCGCGCGCGCGGACAACAACCCCGCCAACCACGCTAGTACCAGCACCTGTGCCAGAGTAGAGTTCTATAGCGCTGACCGAGTGACGACCAGTATCCAGATCTGCGATAGTCATATTGGGTGGGATACCTTGACCGTAGTTGACTTCTCCGGTGCCAGATACCGACATACGAGACAGACTACCTGTGTCTCCATAGACAGGAGCAGCTGTTGCGTAGTTGTAACCTTCCTCAAGTACACCACCACCAACCCCAATCGTTACCGGAACGGCATACGAAAGGTTGACTGGCTGGCCCGATGAGTTATCAATAGGATTGCTCTGGAGCAGCGCCTTATTGCCACTGAACAGAGTAAGGATAGCCGAACGAATGTCCCCAAAGCTGGCACCTCTGCGAAGAGGAGCATAGGTAACATCGAACTGCTGGCTGGCGCCATTAGCTATCGTGACTGGGTAGGAACCACTGTGGACTGCGACTCTGAAATCGCTGTTGGTATAGATACCGGCCGGCTGCGTAACAGCGTCACCATCTGTGCTTGTGCTGAATCCATAGTTCGTTACAGTGACAGACACACCACTGTTATTGGTGAGCACAAAGCTGAGAGTTTGTGGTGTTGCGTACAGCCCAGGCACCGGACCCTGAACATTCACCTTAGTAAAAGTCAGAGCTGCGGGAGATACTGTGAAGTTAGCCATTGTTACCTCATGAAAAGAGCTTCATTGCCCAGCCAGCGTCTTGAATAAGACATAGCCGAGCTCATGTCACTGACGGCTCTCATACGCAGAGCCTGTGCGGTTTCCGTGTCCTGATAATCGCCACCCATTTCAATGTGGCGGAGTTTGTAGCCAAACTGACCTAAGAGCTTAGCGCCCTTAGCAGCAAGTAGCCCTACACGATAAGAAGCAACTGCTGCTATGAAAGGAACTGTCAAAGGTGCTGCAGGTGCAAGCGCTGCTGGGAGCATGAATCTAGTTGCTGCTCCGATTATAGCTGATGCCGCTGGGTAGGATGCTATTCCCACTGAGTTACCCACGAACGTAGGAAGAACTTCCCCACGCTGAGTATGGAAGGAAGAGAATGCTATCTGAGGAACACCACCATAAAATCCTGGCCGATCAGAGTGCATCGGTTTCCAGTTATTCTGGAATGGCTTATGTGTTTGCTGGCGCTGAAACTGGACATAAGATTCCTCAGGTCCGTAGTTTGAGAGATCTTCATCACTCACACCATGTGGGACGTTGGGATTAAAACGACGCGCGACGACGCGAAGAGCATCGTCAGCAAACATAAGTACATTTGGCATTAGCCGTGTCTCCGGCCATTCAAACCAAGAACGATCTCACCAGAAGCGTTCATCGCAGTCATGCGATCGGCCATGTCTCCGGAGAGCGGTTCATAATCCATCGTGCCGCCAATACCAGGAACCGCAGAAGCAGTAGCTTCTGGCTTACCGTGTCCAAAAGCAACTTGTGCTGCCAATGGAATAGCCGCGGCCGTCAGATACAAACCCATACGTCCACCAGGGATCTGACTCAGCTTTTCAAACCCACCATAAGCTTTGATAGCGGCCGGGGTCAGCAAACCCAACCCAGCTCCCACAGTCATCCCTTGAGCTTTATGCCCTTCAGGAGCTACCATGTACCCAAGACCAGCTCCTGCGGTCATCGTAATGAAAGGAGACTTAGCAAAAGGTGCTGCTAGGGTCTTTGCTTTGGTGAAGAAGCCCATCTCGGGTGTAATAGTTGCTTTTGCTGCAGCCAGACGAGCGGAGAAAGCACCAGCTCGATTACCAACGACTCTTTGACCAACGGATCCTGCTAGCTCTGCTCCTCGACCTGCCAATCTTGTTAGGCTGCCGGCTGCCAAGCCAGTACCGGCACCCATCACCACACCCTCAGTGATGCGATCCATCAAATCGCGGTTAGGATCGCCATAAACAGCCTCTCCCACACCACCAGCCGCGGCTCCAGCCAGTAATCTCCATCTCCATGGAACCTTACCGACGAGCTTTGCTGTGGACTCGAAGATGCTGTAGATGCCTGGCATTATTACTTCGCGAGTAACCTAGCAGCTTTCTGCATCATACCTGCAAGGCCTGCTTCACCTTTATTACGCAAAATGTTACCGATCATATTACGGTGACGCCAGTAGCCAGGAACTTTATCAGCCATGCGGCCAATCCCTTGGAAACCACCCATAGCGCCGAAGCCACGATATGCCCCATAACCTGCTGCACCGACTGCAGCTCCACGAAGAGCTCCACGGGTACGGTTGTCACGGTTAGTCAAGGCACCAGTCACACCACCAGCTACTACGCTAGGACCCAGCCCGCGGATGAGTTGGAAAGGATAAGAAGACGCCATTTTAGAAAAGACGGGCATAGAGACACCTCTTTACCACTTGAAATACGCTATGATATTACTTCTATTGCTTTCAGCCCAACCTGCCATGACATTACAGTAAGTATGCAAGAGCTTCCTAACTTCTCCAGTTTCATGGTCATGATCAACACAGCACTTAGATATAGCTTTTGGAAGTGGTTGGTGACAAAAGCCACATAACCCATGCTGTTCTTTATACATACACTCTTTGTCTTCGAGCGTAATACCGTATCTCTGCTTCAATAAAGAACTAGCATGCACACGTTGACCCTTTTCAGTCTGACGGTACGCTCGCTTTGCCTTTCTCGCAGCTTCCCTACCTTTATCAGACGAAAGGTATCGTTCTTGGGCTTGTTTTGCAGCCTCACTTTTCATAGCATACCTGGAGCTCAGATCTGATTAGTATAGACAGACTTACAGTGATCTAGGCGTGCGATTGCCACCATAAAGACTACGGTTTGACATGCTGGTAGCGGACTTTCCTTCGCCCGCCTTCATGACTGCTTTATTGGCTCCCACTGCGGTCGCAAGATCACGACTAGCCTTAAGCGTGCTAACTTCTGTCGCTTCAGTCACCGGCATCATAAATGCTGCTTTCATTCCACCGCGGCCGGCAAACCTAGGACCTAGTGCTGCATAAGGTACCTCAGTCTTGACAGCTCGACCTTGTTCCACAAGACGGGTCCACGCCTGGACTTCATCATAGGACATTGAACCAAAGACGTCGGATATCAGATAGTTCTTTCCTCTTTCCTTAGCTACACGTGCCAACTCAGTACGCATCTGGTATCCGGCGCCCTTCGCTTCGCCGGCAATACCCATAACCGTATAACCCTCACCGAACTCTTTATACTTCAACAGACCTAGCTTCTGCTCACCGCGCATCATGCGGATCTGTTTGAATCCAGCTTCCTCGGTATGAATGAAACGTACGGCCTCAACGCCCTCAGACAGAACTTTACCAGCCTCTTTCTCAGCGGCGAATCCTGCGAACTTTCCGATGACTTTGAAGAATGAGCCCATATAGAGAAGGGGCGATTCACATCGCCCCTATGAGGTACAACATTCTGGGATATTCCCAGTGGGGATCCTTATTTCTGTACGTCCTCGTAAGGTACATCGATGACGTCATGAACCATGGAGGCTGTGTTCGATTGGCGACTGGCGAGATCCTTACCCATCTTTCCTTGGGTCTTCAGCTTGCGGGTCTTCGCGCGCTCGGTACGTTCCATATCATCCAGGATCATACGGCGAGCCGTACGCAGCTCTTGGATGATCTGCATGTTGGCGTGTACGATCTTTTCGTAGGACAAGGCTTCGCCGGTCTGCAGATCCACTTCCTTCACGGCCAGGTCTGTCATGGAAGCAGCCTTGCCTTCCGACATGATTGTAAGGCAGCGCTGTTCCTGTAAATCAAGGACGACCAACTGAGCAATAGAGGAGCGCTCTGTCTCTGAAAGGGTGGCTTCTTCTCTCTCGAGTTCTTTCATCCAACCCACAAAGCGCTCAACAACGTAGTTGGCCTCGAACGGGCAGATCTCACCCAGAGGAGCCTTGTGCATCTTCATTAGAGGGCAGGTAGAAGCTACTGGGCAGTGCTCGCCAGCACAACGCATTGGTGCGGCGCCAGCCGGGCCCAGGACAAGCCGAGCTTCCTGGTAAATCTGTATGCTCTTCTGTTCCTCAGTGGTAAGCTCAAGGTTACCAGTCGGCAGGAGCTTAGCAAATCGATCCTGTGTAGACTGGATTGGTGGCAGAGGTGCTTGTACCTTCTCGATCGCCGCTTGGCTAAAGATTACTGGCTCAGGAAGAGGTTCTTGAACTGCTGGAGTTTCTGTCTTCTTCTTAGGCATTAGATTTCTCGTTCTTCACTAGCTTGGATATCTTCGAGTTCCTCTTTGATCTTTGCTTTCTCTTCTGGAGTGACATCAGGACCCAGTGTTTCCTTGATAGCTTCTTCGAGTTGCTCTTCGGTGATCTTGATCTTCTTAATGATGATTTTCCCACCTGGGATGTCATGAGTACCTTCCTCTAAGGATTCGAGATCTGGAACTATCTTGATAGGAGGCCATGGTTGAGGAGCGACAGGCGGTGGGTTGTAAGGAATGAACGGATTGGGATAGATACCACCAGAGTTCGGCACAGGGTCACCAATATACGGTTGTCCCCACGTACTGCCGTTACCGTAGCTATTATCATTTGGAATCACCCAGGTATATCCATTCATATTGGGCAGAGTGATAGAAATACCAGACTGATTCGGTAGAGCTTCAGTAGTAGTGATAGTTTGGCTTACCTGATACTTAGTAGTATCTCCGCCGGTTTCAGCTGGCGCCAGGAAGCCAGAAGTAGCCACCATATTTGATGTCTGGAAGTTCTGGGCCTGAGATGTTGGGACTGGTTTCGGATCCCCACAGGCCATGTAGCAGCTGATACCGGCCGAGTGTGTGATTGTGTTGAGTACTGCTTGCGCATTCGCGCTTAGTGTTGTCATCTTCTTACTCCAAATCTTAGGCAGTTACGTGTTGCAGAGCATCCATGACGGCCGAGTGAATCAGCTGTCGCTCCTCAAGAGTCCAATAGTCCCAATAGACCGAGAAGTTCACCCCAGGACGCAGTGGGTTATAACGAACGATCACAGGATTAATGATCGTATTCGTGGCAATCGTAATGATCTTGCTAATGTAGGTGACCCACTCCATGAAAGGAACCAGGTTCTCCACATTGACATTCAAGAAGAAGCGTGTCATACCAGCCTTGCGAAGTTCTTCCTTACGGTGACGATAGTATTGATCAGGTACTAGACCACGGACAAAGGCCATATCCAACTTAGCATTCTCGACGTAGACATTCTCGCCTGTAGCATAAGGATATAGCTCGGACTGCTCGCCAGTCGGCCGATCGAGAGGATGGCCGGAGCAATACTCCACAGTCTTGATCCAGGGACGCTTATTGAGTTCCTGAATCATAGTGATACCCGCGGAGTCCAGCGTCGAGTAGTCAATATCTTCAGGCTTGCCGAACGGGAAGGAGGGATCAACCTTCGATTCTGCCTCAGCCTGCTCCTGTACAGCAGCAGCAAGCCCACCCAGGAACTTCTTCAGTTGTGGCGGGATCTCTTGTACAACCTCATTAGGGGTAGCGGCGCCTGTTTGTACCTGGATGCCTTCAGCACCCGGTCCAGCGATTTCAGGTCCGGTGATTTCAGGTTCTGGCATTGATATCTCCTATCGATCAAGTCGATCTTATCAGAAAACACTACTGGAGCCAAAGTTACGAGAGGTATTTTGAAATGTAAAGACCCACATGGAAGGTTCCCTTCATCATGCGGGCAGCTGCTACAGCGGATTTGGTGAGGTCAGTACGCGCGGAGGTAATACAGTAGAGGTAGGTTACCATGGCATCCTCAAGGGGATTTCGGTACTGGGGATCGAACTTGCGGGTAACTAGGTCTAGCATGTGGCCGAGCAAAAATACAGCTATTGCCCGCTCTTTGCAGAGATCTTTCAGCTCCTGGACCTTAGGATTCTCATCCAGGTATCTTTTGTACAACGAAATGCCCGACGCGAGGCCAACCTCGACGCTAAACTCAATGGATTCAATATATTTGAGTAGCTCACGGAGCACGGGCTGCACCGTCCTTAAGTGGTATTCAATCTCGGCGCCTTCTTGTACGTAAGTAGCAGAGTAACAGGAGATACAACCCAGTAATGACTCCGCCAATGTACAGCTTTGTCGCGGTATCAACATAAAAGGGGTTCATTTTCTGTGACTTCCAAACCGGGAGGTCAAGCAGTATAGAGTACTCTATGACCTATAGTATATACCTAAGATCTATTATACTATACATCTCTTCTATACCTGCCGATCATCCCACCAGTCACAGACAATCGGAGCGTCATCAAACAACTTGAAGAACGAACCATGAGTTCGACACTGCAAGTTGCCGGTACGTCCGGGCCAATCACCCTCCGTATAACTCACATCACACATCAGATGGTTCAAAAGCCAATCATACTGCTCAGAGTTTATTGGACGGTAGATCTGTCCAGGTACGTTGGGTAGAGCATCTTCCCGATCGTACATATAGACAGCATACACCAACGGCCGCGAGCCAAAGCCAACACGGACGCAGTAATGCTTGATTCCATACGTGAATCGGAAGACAGCCATTAGGCAGTTAGAGCTAGGAACTTCACCAGAGCACTGGTGCACAAAAACTGGATTTGGTTGGTGCCGGCCTGCGTGTACAAAGAGGTCGGAATGATGTTGACAAAGCTGAACACACCAGGACCTACGGAGTATGTAAAATCTGCATAGCGGCCGAACGAGTCGACGGCCGAGTAGATCACAACATCGTGCGCAGAGGCGTCGGTATTCTGGATGATCAGAACGTCATTCCCCGAGGCGAGGAAAGCATTCCCATTAGTTACATCAGCCGCGGTGAAGGCCTTGTCCAAAGCCAAAGGTGCTTCGGTACCCGGAGACTGCAGAGTCAGGGCCGGATTGTTGGGGATGAGTGTCGGATTTGAAAGTGGCATTAGATTTTCCTCTCTTCGTCCATATCAGGCTCGATGTAGACTTCCGGTTCCTGTTGGGTGACGAAGTAGTCTTTACCGTGCTTTTCCCAGCACTGGTGGTTATTGCAGAAGAAGGTATGGCCGTCGCTTATGTCGGCGCCCACGTAAGAAACCATACAACTGTAGTGTCTCAACAGCCATTCATACTGTTCCCTGTTGATCCACTTCCAAAGCTTCCTGGCTTCATACGAATCTTTGTTCATGGCACAGACTTCGTAGACGATCGGATACTGGAACACTTCCCCGGGCCAGGTAATAGTCTCGAACCCGAACAGCTCGGCGCCAGCCTGGGTGATCCGAATCTGCTCGTGAGTCACCATTAGATCTCTCGTTCCTCCGCGGCCAGGTGTTCCTGACTAGGCAGGACAACATCCAGCTCGGCGTCGACCTTTGGCTCACTACCAGCCAGAATCCCCTCGGTCTTGGATACCGGCCGGATGATCCGGGCGTGATCCTGGCACCCAAGGGTAATAAAGGCAGGGCACTTCTCGTCATACCAGGCCACGATCGAGCAATGAGCATGGTTGGTCAGCCAATCCCACTGTTCAGGGAGGATACGGTGCTTCTTATGCCCTATGTAGTTCCCTTTGGGGCCATTCTTGTGCTCACTGACCCAGGCCTTGATGTGGGCATGCGCAGAGAAGGCACTCAGGCCACCTAGGGCCTCCGGAGCGAGGACATAATACTCTTTAAGCCCCAAGGGATCAGTTTCTGCTATAGTCGCTTCCTGGGGCTTTAGAACGCTAAACTGGCCTACCATCAGCTTGGCCGGAAGGGGCCCAAGGATGCTCTCTACGGCTTCTTTCTGGTCCGCGGCCGTCACAGCCGAAGGCTCAATGAGCTTGGCGTCACCCTCAAAGATGGTTGCCTGGTTGGTCTTAGGGTCAATGAACACAGTCTTCCCATCTTGGGTGTGGTACACGTTTCCAAAGGTAGGTTCAGACATAGTGGGGTTACCTCTAACTCCATTGTACTAGAATCAAGCCCCGGTCCAAAAATGTTTCTTCTTATTTCATGCCTTCCCGGAGCGCATCCAGTTAGACTCTTGGAGTACGGTCGACTAACAAAGCGATATTCTTGTCCACGTTGGTCAGGATTTCGACCATCTTGTCAGTCTTACCATTCAGGTTTTCAATGCTGATTGCCAGGTGAGCGATGTGATTGCCAGTCAGGGTTTGAAGACTGATGGCATTGGCTTCGCTCTTCTCCTTGGCCTCTCCAGCGATGATCTTGATTTCAGAGGCTTGCAAAGCGCCTTCTTTGAGAGCGATCGCTACTTGTTCCACGGCCACCTTCTTGCTTTCTTCCACGGCGTCCAGGACCTTGGCCACAGCGTCCAGTTGGGCCTTCTGGTTGGCTAGATAGTCGTCCACCCAGCCACGGATCTTGTAGGACCAGCGGGCAGCGAAAGCGATGGCTGCGATGATGGAGCCCCAGCCAAATACAGCCAGCGGTCCTCTAATGCTTTCCCAGATGTTTGGGGTATTAGGAGCATCGAAATACATGGGGATTCCTTTGAAATGTAGACGTTGATAGTTCGGAACGCGCGACTCAAAAATAGAGAGCCCCGGATCAGGGTTTTGTCCGTGAGAGAACTGGTTTCCGAACCAGACCCCTTGGGTCTTTGCGTCGTTGTAAATAAGTCCTGCAGTCTCTGCTGATTAGTATAGATTAATCCCGATCGGCGAGTAGGTGTTGTGATTGGCCGGCGGTTTTGCCGTATCTGGGAGGCCAACATGCGAGCTGGAATGGCAAAATGGTGCATGACCAGGTGAAGAGAGTGTGAGACTCTTCTCACATTTTGTTTCGAGCCCACCCCGTTCTATCTGAGATCTGGGTTATCCCTAGTCCCATATAGATCAGGTAGGTGGGTAACTCTAGAACAAGGAGACTTACAATGTTCCATTCATTGAACTTGCATAATCAGATGTTGTATTCACAGCTGGCGCGGGAACGTGACATCAACCCAAGGCTCAGTAGTATCAGTGTTGTCCGTGACTGGGCCATCATCTCCAATGAAGTGAATGACCGCCGTAAGTACGAGATTATCAATCGTACTCGGTAGTCTGAGTAGTTGCCCTGTAAGTCGAGTGGCGTAGAGTTGTTATCTATTAACCGAAACTATCTATTAAGGAGACATATCATGTCACAAGTGAGACTGAGTATTCCTTTTGTTGGTGGCGTTACCAAGGTGTACGAGCAACAGGAGTTCAACAAGGAAATGAAGGCGATTGCGGAGAAGGCCAAGTATGCTTCTCTGGTCGCTGTCGGGCTGGCGTTGGTGGTCGCAGAGGTTGTTACCCGCAAGACTGCCAATGGTCTGACAGAGGCAGCCAATCTGGTGGCTGATGTGCATGATGACATCACCAAGAAGCAAGTCAAGAACAACGGGCTGCAGTATGAGCTCAGAGTTCTTAGTTCGCACGCTGCCTAGTCCCCTGTCTGCTATCAGAGGTCACTAATGATAGCAGGCGGATGTACTAGGAGGTTGTCATGAAATATAGTTTGATGTTGGCCTTCTTGCTGTGTGCCCAGGCTAATGCCAAGGAGCCACCTGAGTTGGTTATCAAGTCGGCGCCGACGCATGCCAAGAAGCACCACAGCATGAAGCCAGCGTACTTGTTGAATCATCCCAATGATTATGACAAGTGCATATTCACCCCAGAGCAGATGAAGGGCTCTGGATACAACACACTCAACCACATAGAGCAAGTGAAAGGAGCATGAGCATGCCAGTGCTTGAACTCTTCAAGACTCTTCGTCCTATCTCTGATGGAACGAAGGATGGGAAGTGGCATCATCATCCTTGTAGCCGGCCGAAGACCAGCTGCAATCATCCGACAATGCCATGTGGCAAAGGCGCTGCGTTTGTCGTAGTCTGGACCAATGACTACGAAGCAGTGCTGTGCACAGACTGCGCTATTGAGCTCTTGCAACTGCAAGAACGTCAATGGCAGAAAGAGGCGTAATCGTGTTCATGAGAACTCAGTTTGAACTCAGCATCATGTCTTGGACTGATCTGCGTACGCATTACAATACGTGTGCCAAGTCCAAGGCTTTGACGGAAGCCACAGGCGGGAAGCTCACGGAAGAGGAGCAAGCGTATTTCGATTACCTCTTCTATCTGGTGCAGGTGCACTGTGAGAATCCCAACAATCGCAAGCCGTTGTCTGAAGTGCTCAAGCATTACAAGCAGTAGAAAGGACAGTCATGATCCCCAATGGTGTTGTGCTGTGGGTGGCGCCGAATGGCACCACAATGATGAATCGTCTCGGCTACAAATCTGTATCCTATTTGACCTGGCTCATCGACGAAGAAGGTGATCGGGTCAATGGGTATTCGATGCCGGAAGCCGATGCGTTGGCAGCGATTGAGTTGATCACGGAGTACAATGCACTTCCGTGCAACGATTGCTGCCACATCAAGGCCTATATCAAGTAGAAGTGCAGCAGGCATGGCGCTGTATGAGTCCATGCACAAGGAGTAGTGATGAATCAACGTTACCACGTTGTATTCGAAGGAGAGAATAAAGTAACAACTCGCCGTCCTTGGAAGGGACGCGGTGTTGAGCTTTATTCCTCCAGCGGTGATCCAGCAAGAGGCATACCAGCGATGTTTGGTTCTCATGAAGTGCGTCAGTTTCTTGAGAACCTCGGGCCATTCATCGTAGCATCGATGGACAATCCCGCAGTCGCAGCTCAGATCCTTGATGAAGGGTATGTGGTAACAGACCCTGATTCAGGTGCGAAGAGCAAGTGGTATGTTGGTGGTTATTTCGTCCGCGACGACGGTGCAGTGTATATCATGCTGCCCGAAGTCACAACCGATGCCCAGTTTCGTTCTAAGCTGGGTTTGCATATTGACCTAAACGATCAGTGGGGCAATAGCTTCAAGGTAGGTAAGTATCTGAAGCGCTTGTTCTCACATCATCGTAAGTTCATGCAAGGTGAAGTCGTGAAGGAGCTCGACAATGTCGTGCTCGTACGGCTGAAGAGTGGCAAAGTGATCAGTGTGAAATATGCTGATCATGGCGCGCTCACAGATGGCATGAACCTCGTGTCAACACATTGCATGAAGCTCATGGGTCTTAACAAGACCATGGGTGCTGGCCTTAGGATCACGGCGTTGAGTCCTAAGGGATTCAGCAAAGGCCATGCGATTGTACTGCCGGAGCTGCAGCATGATGTCGTGCTGTTCAACTCTAAGAAGCTGCTGACAGGTGATCAGTTCACCTTCGGCATGGATTGGTTGCATAGCGGTGCAGTATTCACTGATATGCAATCAGTCATTAACTTCAGGTTCGCAAACACCAGCTTCTTGTCGCAGTGGGACAAGGAGTTTCTGGAGACAGTAGTCGATGCTATTGAAGATGAGGATAAGCTGAAGCGTATGCTTCAGTTCTATCATGTGGAGTTCCACAAACAGCGGGACGATGACGGAGACATGCAGTTCATTCAGAAGGACAAAGAGTGGGCACTGTTGCGTGCATTGCGCGGTGGTGTGAAGATTCAAGATCACCCAGCGCTTGTGCGTAAGGTGTTCCATCTATTTGCCGACAAGGTTCGCAACTGCGAAACCAACATTCGTGTGCCTATACCTGAGACAGCAGGTGGTGCACGTTATGCTTTGGTTGATCCTACCATCTTCGATATGTGGGGTGATCCCACTCTCGAAGGTACTCTGAAGAATGACCAGGTATATTGCGCTGGCGATGTTGGCAGCGTGGTATTCCACAGGCAGCCGAATGCGCATCGTGACGAGCATTATATCGCGCGCGCAACAAGCAATGAATATCTGAAAGCTATGGACACTGGATGTTTCATGTTCATATCCAAGGATATCATCAAGCCAAGCCTGGCCAAGCTAGGTGGTGGTGATCAGGATGATCGCCTTGTGTATTACAAGGACCCAGCAGTTGTGGAACACTTCAGGCAACTGGAGCTGGATCCATATCCCACAGTGCCTCTGGTTGAGAAGCCAGAGCCACCAAAGCGTTCCAATGCATTTGCACACAGACTGCATCGCACACCGATCTATGATCGGACTCAGCTGCTGATGATGTTGGATCAGATGAAGAACCAGAGTCTGCATATTGGCTTCGTTGTTAATGCTGGTATGCATGACACTGTGCTGACGGATAATAGGGCAGAGATCACCAGGAATCTGGAGGCTCTGCCAAAGACACTGAAGAATCAATCTGCCTATGAATGGTTCACAACCAAGTATCAGAACTATACGCTGCGTGAACCAATGTCCAGGTTGGAGTTGGTCATTGACGCGGTCAAGAAGACTGGTGCTGATCTGGCTGGTATTCGTGACCAGGTGAAGAAGTTCAATGACACATTCGAAGTCGTGGCTGAGTTCATGACGCGCGGCGGTAGGTATGATGGGAGAATCCCATTGTCTCGCCGCGGTGACAGCCATCCAGTTATGGTCCGTACCATTGTGGATGATAAGCTGGATGAACTCAAGCGACTGAGGCAAGACCTGGAAGATATCATCACTGATATCTCTTGGCAAATGATACCGCCAGTGGCGGAGGAAATACTGACATGCCCGTGCTATGAAGAGCAGGCGACTCAGCTGGCGTATGCCATGCGTCAGGAGTATCGCAATCAGTGGGCCAATCTGAGTAAGGAGATTGAGCGCACTGGTGACAAGGCAGAAGTAAAGAAGACCATAGATGCGTACATGAAGATCGACAAGGCGATGTATGAGCGCTTCGCTCCACATCCGCTGATCATCGATGCCATGGTCAAGCTGTATATCATGGTGTATGAATCCAGGAAGCCAGAGGCGCCAAGGGACGAAGATGGTCGTCCTATTAAGTTTGGTGATGGTATCCTCTGGGGCCCGAGAATGTCCGGCCTGACCCTGCGCATGATGGAGCGCGCAGGGCTGGCTGGGCGGTTCACTGAGATCACATTCGAGGATGAAGTCAAACACCTCCGTAAGGAGAGCCTCGATGTGGTTATTGATCAGGGTATTGTACGCCAGGAGGGTACCAATATCTTGGTGGGTACCATTGACCCAATGGCCGATGGTGCTAAGAAGGCAGAGAAAGGATGGGTGAAGGTGGCAGCAAGGGATGCATATCCCTATGAACCAGAACCCAGGTACATGATCCTGCGAGTAGTTAATGGCATGCATGCCAAGGGTGCGTCTCCAGTTGAGATCGCACAGTGGCGTGATCATGCTAACGAACAGGTCGAACTAGTTCCTTTCATCTGGACGAACCCGGAGAATGAAGAAGAACACGCAGTTCGCGTGGTGCTCAATGGCCAGGATTATGGCTATATCGATCGCAAGGACAACACGTATGTCACTGAAAAGACTATGGGTTGGCTATTGCCGGGCACAACACCAAAGACCATGGGAGTATTGGTCTATGAAAGGTAGACCATATACATGCCCACATTCCATTGTACTCTTTTCGACGTAGTTGTTTGGATTGACCGGTATTCGGGGCCTATTACCTTTATGGGCCCCGATCCCATTGATTTGATGGGATTTACCATCATTTGATGGGTGTATTTAGGCCCTGTTTTATGGTGTAAAATAAGCCCATTTATGGGCACAAGGAGAAGTCATGACTCAACTCAATCGGTATGCATCACGCTCTAACTTCAACAATCAGAAGACGTTCGGTCGTCGTTGGACATCGAACTTTCGTCGGCAGTCTGGTCTGATCATTGCTGTGCTCGATCGTGGCTATTTGCCACAGAGCCACAACGATCTGCCCAAGCCGTTCTGTTCCTTCAAGGTCGAGACGGACACCGGCAAGCGCTACATCGTGCGCTTGGAAGGCCGGCAGGCCCTGGACTTCACCGGAGAAGTTGGTCAGCTCATGTACTACGAAGGCGTCTTCAAGGGGCGCTTCGTGGACAAGACTGGCAAATATCACGGTGAGTACTGGTCCGCCACGTTCGCCGAGATCGACAACAAGGAAATCGACGAGTATGTTGCTCATCTGACAGCAGTTAAGCTGCGGATGGACAAGGAAGCGCAGGACGCCGCCGAGCAGAAGTAAATAATCAGTGTAGTCAGTGGATCTGGGGCTCATCCTAACTGCCTTCATGGCATGGTGAGCCCCATTCACTGTGTAAATATTACATGAAGTGCTTTAGATTCACTGGGATACGCTGAGGTGACCATATTTGGGCAGATGGAGAGAGAAGCACCACCATAGATTCAAGTCCCTGAAATAAAGATAAGGGACTTAGCACCCATGTGTATTGAATAGAGATTCGTTGAAAACAAAGGAGTTATAGCCATGGGTATTACGATATGTGAGGCCAAGAGAGCATTGAGGCGTGGGAATGTAGTGATAGATCCTCGGCCCTTCAATCCTACTGTCTACTATCTCTTTAGGGATATACAAGAAGGACGTACCCACGCGCAGCTGGCCGGTTTTCTGAAGGGCTGTTACATCGCTCGAGAGATCGAAAGGAGATAGCTACCATGTGCAATAGACTGAGTGATCTGGGATTGAAGGCACTGGAAATCAATAAAGAGGAGAAGACTGTGTTGGTTACAGCATTAAAGCTCCTCGATTGCAAAGCCAAGGCCATGCAGCATGATACTGCATCCATGCTGAATGAAGAGCGAGAACTGAACTGTGTTGTCCTCTCTCATATCTGTGATCAACTAACAGATAGAATAGAGACGCTGTTTGCTCCGCCGGCGCCTCCTGAAGTGCTCGTTGATCACCATGTGGCCATTCATGGACGCAACCCAGGACCAGCTGACCTGGATCCTGTAGTGGATTGTGGCTGTGGGTTTTCCCATCGCCGATCGGAACGCTGCGGTCCGTGGTAATACGATATTACCAGAGGAATGCCCAGATAGTATCTGGGACCGAAGTGTGAGCTAGGTATGCAAGTTCGATCCAATGCCTCTGCCTAGTCATTTCCCGCGGGTTGGGCTGCAACTCACACGCTGAAGGCCCACAACAACCTTCCTACATGGTAATGTAGGCATTCCTCTGGACTTGTCTTAAGGAGATTGATCATGTCAGTCTGTGCTTATACGTTGATTGAGCTCGAGGCCATTATTGGCAACGAGTTGACTAATCATCCCAACTTCTGTGACTCCAGGAACTATTGGGCCTGGGAAGAATATGTAGCTATCCCTGCTCTGCGGGGATTTGGCTACAAGATACTCGACAACCACTTCCGTACATTGGAAGGGGATAGCTGTGGTCCTTTGACCCGCGGTATTCGAGTGCAGAGTTCAACCGGCCTTGTTCGCATGGCCTGGTATGGGTAAGGAGGATACATGCCCACTTCTGCTGCCATCATACTGATTGCAATAGTACTTGGCCTTGATTATGGCCTGTGGTTTCTTGTGCTGCCACGTATCAGGCAGCACTCAAAGAAAGGACAATCTGATGTGCGTTCTATGCGCGCGTGAGCTGAGCAAGAAGATGCCGCAACATCCAGGTGTTACCATCCTCAAGAGCATTGCTCATGAGTTCAAATGCCCTGCAATGAAAGCATTAGAGGATCTCACTCCCTCAGGTTCTGAGTTCGTGAACGATCCTACTTTCTGTCATGCCTATCTTCGTAGGCGACTGACCACAGCTTGGGAGTTGCTCAAGCAAAAGACCATTCACCTGCATAATATGCAGAAGCAGATTGACCTCCTCGAACAAATAATCAAGGAAACTACTAAGTTTGCCCCAACTGAAATGGCGCCACGCACTTGCAAATACACCGACTGTGGCAAGATCACCACACGCACAGCCTTTGGCCTATGCACAGAATGTGGGAGGTTCCAATGAGTGTGTACAAACTGTGTCCCAGTTGCAAAGAAGTGCACGACTGGTCTGTCCCCTGCAAAGCCATGGCAAAGGCTGAGCAGGATGCAATAGACCATGGCCAGATCTGTGCTGTTCTATTTGCTACCAGCGCAGAGATCGATGGTGTTGATCATGGCCATCGTGTTGGCCCATGTCCAAACCTGTCGCAGTATGACGGAGATCGGAGTGATTTATGACCGTTCAGGTCATTGCATCAAAGAAAGGCATTGAGATTGGCATAGCCGAGACCACAGTGAATGAGTATCAAGAACCACTGTCTACCTGGTCCGGCCGGCCAGTCAAAGAGCTCACGAATGATGAGCTCCAGCTGTTGTGGTTCAAGCTCGACAAGTATTTGGATACTCAGATACTTACCGAGATCTACGTCGAGATGAATATGCGTGGAATACCGCGCATTCAATGCACCAACTGCCGCTGGCCTTTAGTAACAGACCATGATGGCACTTGCTCGCATTGTGGCATCTTGCAATAGGAGAGCACATGATATATACGATCGTAGGTGTGCTCTTGATGTTTGTCTTCAGCCTCGTCACTCCCAGGAAAGGAGGACCCAATGATTTCATGGGTCGCAAGTAAGCTACTCGCTACGTTGTTCCCGCCCAAAGCCAAGAAGATCAAGAAGATACATGGCCTTGATACTTGGCTGCTCTTCAGAGCACTTGAGGACGGACATCTTCAGCCAGAGCCAACAGGGTTAGTGTTGGCTAATGGCACACAGATCCCCGATGATTCGGGGTGCGGCCGCGTGTTCGAGTATCGACAGGGTTGGTTCAAGAAACCAACCATCATCAAGGATCACAGAGGTGAACACCGTGTATCTCACAGGCAAAATGAACGGGATAACATTCAACGTTCAGATCTTACCTACGGGCAGGCGTGATCAGGAAGCCAAGGCTGAGGATATTAAGCCTTATCCTGGCGCCGCGACCTTCAATGAAAACCATCCTGTCTCTGCTGATCCAGAGGATGTGAAGCAGAGCATTCCCAGGAAACAAGTGCATCGTGTCAAAAGAAAGAGGTGAGCTCATGCAGTTCATCAAGACCTGGATTCTCAGGTATAAGCTCGCGCGCATTTTCAAGCGCGCTGAGCAAGCTGTTGATCTCGGCCGTCAGCCGGGAGATGAGGTGTTTGTTCAGCTGTATGAACAGGCACTGAAGCTGGCATTGTGGCATCATGCCCAGTTCAAAGACTTCGTCATTGCAGCCGAGGTGCCGGCCCTGGCCGACTTGGAAAAACTAACGATCAAGCCGGTGCCAGTAGACAATACCCAGAAAGCAAAGCTGGCAGTTCTTATTGCTGCGGCTTTGCCTGTGGTGCTTGGCACTCTGACCGGCATTGGAATCGGAACATGTCATCTTTGGATGCATCTGTTCCGGTTGATCGGAGGCTAGTATGTTGCTGCCTGCTGGCGTTGCAGTAGTCATAATACTGGCCATCCGTAACTTCTGGCGTAACAACTTCTCTCAGGCTCCCAAGTATGTGAAGCAGAGAGAAGAGGACGCCAAGCGCTTGGCTGATCCTGCCAACAAGCTGCCTACCTTCAAGGAGGCAGCAGACACGATTGTGAAGACATACAAGGCGCCTGAATCTGAGCGCATACAGTGGCGCCAAGAGTGGGCACAGAAGCAAACAAGCCTTGAGAACAAGGCTGTTGCCTTGGCATTCGGTATTCTGATTGCCATGCTTGCTATAGGCGCGCTGCTGGCCCATTAGAAAGGAGGCCTATGATCATTGAGATCCTAGCAGTTGTTGGCTATGAAGTAGTCACAACTGCAGCTGCGATGCTGGGCCTCAAAGCTTTATCTGGCAACAATATACAACGCCAGATGCTTGGCCTCAAACAACCAAAGAGATTGCCCGTTGTTGATGGCTATCTCAAGCGTCAGCTTGGTGGGACCACCAAGATGGAAGAAAGACTGTCTCGAAAGGCAGTCAAGGTCATCAATCATATCAGCCAGTATCAGGCATTCCGAATGCTCCTGATCATGGCAGGGAGGAAGATCCGTGAGGCACAAGCTAACGTGGAAACACGTCCTCGTGGTAGCCGCGGCGATTTTGGTGCCTGGAGCGCTCACAGCTACAGGCGCTTACTTGGCCTATAAGGCCTTCAAGAACAAACAGTCCAAAGGAAAGGAGACGTCATGAAGTCTTTGCTTACTTTCATCCTGGCATTCATCGCAACAGTTCTGTCTTGCATGCTTGCCATTCGACTGTGCCAACTGCAGGATGCTTTCTTGCCTGCTTTCCGCGTGCGCCGGCAGATTCATGGAATGAGAGCCGGTCGACTCGCAGCTGACACAGAAGCAAAGCTACGCGCTATATTCATCAACAAGCCCAAGCGCGTGGCGTAGTACAAATCTGCATTCGAAAGGACAACATGAGTACCATCAATCGCATCGTGCTCGGAGTAGCTGGCCTGATCTGCCTGATCATGGGTGTCTACTCCTGTGTCGCGATCACGAAGGGAGACAATCAGTGGCTCAAACATTCACTCCAACAGCTGCATCCGCTGCAGCTGCTGGGTTCGGTTTTTGGGCGTTGGTCTGGGGCATTGCGCTCAAGCTGGACACGATCGCAGGCCTCTTCGGCTTCAGGGACCGTGGTCTAAGCCGGCGCATTCGCCTCTGGATCAACGAGAACAAGGGATTGAGCCTGTGCATTACTGAGGTCACCAACTTCAGTATCCATGGGATTACCAATCCCGATGCCGTCACATTTGCCATTGGCGGCACTCTATTCAACTTCTTGTTCGTGTTCGTATTCAATCCAATCATGCTCATGATTGAGGGCAAGAAACGACCGATCAAGAATAACAGGGTGGCTGCGTAGTACATGTCAGCCACCCTTTCCCAAGGTGACTGACATGAATATGACTGAAGCCATCATCATGTTTGCCATTCAGCACAGAGCCTATGCTACACCAAAGGGCTCGTACAACATGTGCTGTACGTCTGTACAAGAGTTCACTGACTTCCTGTCATACCATGGCGTGAAAGGCGTGGCCTTGGAGTACTCATTCGATGTGATGAGCAGAAACAAGGATGAGTATATCAATCCAAATCCACGCGCGTACAGATGGAACAAGAAGAAAGCCGAATACCACATGATTGTGGATCTCGGCTTCTGTTATTTGGATTGGACCGCCAGGCAGTATTGTGCCATCCTGCCATTTCCCTACATCATTCCGAAAAGAAAGGAGGATGCTAATGAAGTGGAGCGTTTATTGGACAGCACTTGTAGGCGCGCTATTCGGCGCGCTCTATTTGAAGAACAACCACAATCACAAGGATAAGACTGTTCAATGGAATCTGGGCAAGTCCATCATTGAATGCGTCCTGCTTGTGTTGGCTGTGGCATTCATGCCAGCAGTCATCGCTATCTATGGATCCATGTGGATCACCAAGGGCATTAAACGCCCTGGTTTCAAGATCTTAGTGGGATTCAGCGTTGGCACAGCCCTGATGATTATCATGGGCTGGGCGCTGGAAGTCCTGGTGCTGATAGGTGTATTCGGCATCGACATTCTGTCCGATGATTTCCTCGGCTTCATGGCCGAGCGGAAACAGCAAAAGAGAGGAGTCGTAGCAGCATGAAGAACTGGCTCAAAGAGAACTGGACTTATGTTGCATTGGGCACATTCGCGGCGCTAGTTGTTGGCGCCATTGTCGTGGCCAAGGTGACTCACGTTCCGCTGAATGATGCTGACATGGAAGCACTGAAGAACTTCCAGTCTTCATTGGCTGAGAACACAGCCAAGCATGGCTTCAACAATAGCATGGCTATTGTGGAGCAGGGCAAGCATCAGGTCCTGGTAACCGCGGACAAGATCAAAGAACTGTGACACTCGAACAGTTCGAGGGGATCCTTGCTTTGTTCTTTGTCCTGTATTTGCTCTTGCGCGCCAGGCGCAAAGAGTTAGGACTCAAGGATCACCTAGATCCAATGCCATGGATTAGGAAGCACATCTTCCCGGAGTGAGAAAGGAGGTCATCATGGACAAGAAGGAAATGGCTGATGAACTGATCTATGCTATATTCCAAACCCTAAAGAATCATGCGATTAACTTCTTGCTTGATGGCCTTGTTCTCAAACCGTTATCCAAATCGATTGCTGCTAAGATGCAGCCCAGCCCGTATAAGGGAGCGAGCGCATTGTTATCTGCTCGCATGATGTCCAAGAAGACTGTTGATGGTGCCATCCTTGAGGGCCCAACAGAGGCAGGCTATGCCAAGTATGCTATTCGCAAGGGCATGCCAGGCCCAGGACAGAAGAGATTGGCAATCGAGAATGAACCGCACACCGTTGATGATTTTGATGGTGTGATTGAGGAAGGCTATGGCAAAGGCAAGAAAGAACTCATCTACACAGGCCAAGCCGCCATCAAAGTTGGAGAAGAAAGATTCCTCGGCAAAGTCAACATTCATAAGCACACTGCTGACAAAGCCGGGCTCCACTGGGATTTTGTTGCGGAAGGCGTTAAGCCTGGGACACAGCAGTTCGAAGTTAACATCCCTACTGGCCGATGCAAAGGACGCTATGCCTTTGTTACCACGGCCAAAGGCATGCTCATTACCCGCCTCAAGGACAGGAGCGTCCTCATCGAGAAGCCGACATTCCATCTCAAAGGCGAAGACCTTCTGAGAGAGCTCGACAAGAATCCCAGTGGCACAATAGCAGAGTGGAAACCAGATGGTTCACTCGCGAATGTGGCCATTAGTGGGCAACGGGCTATCTTTAGAAGTCATCGGGATACAGGCGAACCTTACTACGATAAACTGCCAGGACTAGAAGATCTGAGCAACCGTAGTGGATTCCTATCCAATCGCCTGTTCTTCCCGGGACCCAACCTGGATGGAACGGTGTTACGAGGGGAACTGTTCCATCCAGAAGGGGCTGCTCGAGTTGGTGGTATTCTGAATAGCATGCCGGACAAGGCTATTCAGTTCCAGACAGAGCATGGCCCAGTGACATTCATTGTATGGGACGAGCTGAAGCACAATGGCAGAGATATATCCAAGCTGCCTTACGCAGAGAGGAGAGCGATCTATGTCGCGGACGTCAATAGCATTCGACACTTCAACGGGCTTTGGTCGTACGTGCCAGCTCGTACCCGAGCTTTCCTTTCGTTTTACAGGGATATCGTCAACGATCCTCGTGGCCTGCCCTACGCCGAAGGTATTGTCCTCAAGGATGGAAGTAGCCCAGCTGGTGAACCATGGCGCAAGGTCAAGTTCCGCGACACCGTGGATGTCAAGATTGTTGATGTTCTTGAGGGAACTGGTAAGTACGAAGGATCGGCCGGCAAGCTTCTGGTTCAGACAGCAGGAGGAGGACGCGGAGAAGTTGGTTCTTTCGCCATGCCTGATTGGCAGCGAAAGCAGATCCTGATTGATAAGGATCTGGTCAAGGGGCAGGTGATTGAGATCTATGCCCAAGAGATAACCAAGGCTGGTGCTCCGCGCGCTGGTGTCATGCTGCGATTCCATCCAAGCAAGAGCGAGTATGCATTCGATCTCGAATCGAAAGCTATTGCTGATGTGGATGGCAGGACACCAAATGAAGTGAAGTATGCAATGAAGACAGCCGCAGGCTGGAGGAAGAAATGAAGGCCTTTCTAGTTACCATACTTGGCGATGGCCCAAAGCAGAAGAAAGAGCTCCTCATTGGCACGGAGCCAACGTCATCCGCAGCGAGAGAGAGGGCTCTTCGCATGTTTGGTGAACCGTGGATTCCCACGCGTGTTGTCGTTGAGGACATACGCTGATTTGGCGGTGGTGCATCGTTTCCAGAAGGGTGTGTCTACCTCAACTGGGACTCACCCTTTTGGTTTAAAGGAGGTGCATAATGCACACAGCAGCTGAGATGATGGCGCAGTTAGCAATCCTCTGCTTTATTTGGGCTGGTGCGGAATGGCGCCTGGAATACTGGCGCCCAAAGAAGGAAGTATGGACACATATCAAGTATTGAGTCCATACGCAATGCTGTCCAACTGGATGCGTATAATGGATGCGCATCCTTCAGTTGAGGACTTCAAGGACTTCGAAGAGGAGTTCAAGAAGAGGTTCGTTGAGAAAGGAGCATCAGATGTCCTGGCTATCACTAGCGAAGAAGGAACCAGTGAGCGAATCGAGCAACCAAGCACTACCAGCACCGGCTGGGTCGACGGAGACCAAGATCTCTTCGGAGATTACATATGCAGAACCCCTGCAGATCTTGGTTGTCATCAGCACACTGTCGAAGACCGGTTTGGTAGTGCTCACCGAAGCGAAAGATTTGGTGGGCGCGCAGAGGGTAACGCGGCGCTTCAGCGACTGTCCCGCGCTGTATAAGCCCATTGCCGGCTGGCCCAAGGACACAGCATGGATCACTCATAATCAGAAGATTATGACTGTGATTGATGTGCGTCCGTTCGGCAAACGGAGTTATGTGAAGTATCCGTTCACGCCGGAGGAAGTTGTGGCCATGACCAAGAAGCCTCAACAGAAGCTGATTGAGCTGGTTGAGGGTGGACCATCTGCGAACAGCGAGGCAGTCGCCAAGCTGTTGGCTCAATGGCAAGAGGAGGATAAAGAACTGGCTCAAGCCAATCGCCGACCGCACAGGCCGGAGTTGCAGACTACGTCCGCATAACGAGATTACCAGCAGAAGATCGCTGGTAGTGTAGTACAAATCAAGCACCCTAACAGGGTGAGAAAAAGGAGTACATCCATGGCGTATTTGAATCGTTTGCTGCCTCGTATGACTCGCGCCCAGGCCAACCTGGTTGCGCCGGTCACCGAGCAATATGCTCGCGCGCACGTTGTCCGCGTGCTCGGCGAGGGTCTCACGAAGGACAAGGACGGGCTGTCTTGCATTACCGTCCGCGTTCTGACGAGCGAAAAGCCTGGGCAACCGTTGCAGTTGGTGGCCAAGGATATTCTGGCACAGCAGTTGGCGCAGTTCGCGAAGGACGGACAGTCCTTCTCGTTCACGGCTAATGTGTCGGGTCGTATCCAGCCGTATCTGTTCTGCACCGGTCTGGACGCGCTCGAGCAGTAAAGGGCGCCGATCAGCAGTAAAGGTAGAGGTGCCGGACAGTGCCGAGGCAACTCGACGTTATGTCTGGTTAAACGGCTCTAGCTCGGGCAACGGCCTCTATTCTCCTCTAATCAACAACAACACCTCTGGAAGGAGTGTGCTGCATGAATGAATACAGGGATGGTTTCCGAGAAGTGCAACGGGATGTAGTGTGGACATTGCCACGGATTTTCCTTGTGGCTTTGATCGCACTAGTCGTGATCTATGGTCTCGGATTCCTGGCGACAGGTGGCGATCTTGCCATCTATCGTTTCTGGGCCCCCAAACAGGCGAATGCTCAGCGTGTGGTATTCGAGAACACACAGAGCTACGTCCAAGGGAAAGTGGAGTATCTCACGCGTCTTCGCTTTCAGTACCAACAGGCACTGATCGATAAAGAAGACACCCGCGCCGCCGGGCTTCGTACGTTGATTCTGGACGAAGCATCCACGGTTGACAATGACAAACTTCCGCCTGATCTTCGGGCGTTCATCTCACGACTGAAGGAGTGAGCCTTGAATCTATTCTTCAAGTTCTTCGGTGTGCTTCTGCTGGGCTTCTTCTTGCAGCAGTCTGACGGCTGCGAGGACAACCAAGCTACCAAGACAGAGAACAAGGTAGCCGAACAGCAAGCGCAATCTCTGGAACAAGCTATTCAGCAGGTTGGAATGCCTGGCATTACCAACTTTACTGAGAAGAAGCTTGTTCGAAAGCTGTACGAACTGCGTGACCAGAATGGCCTCGCAACATACACATACGTCCCAGACATGAATGGGCGTATGTGGCATCTGTGCGATTCCATTGGTTACGGCTTGCCTTACGGCGTCCAGTTCACGAATCCCGAGCGCCGCGCACCAAACGCAAGCTATACGCAGTACGGCTACAACATACCCCAGGCAGAGCCAAATGGGCTCTTCATGCCACCGACGGCTGAAGGCACATGGGTTATCTGCATGGATCCGGCCAAGAAAGGCGAAATCGCACCGGTGTACGTCGAGCCGCGCGTGATCGTCAGTCCGTTCAAGCTTGCAGCTGCCGGCGAATACATGCCAGCGGCCGCAGCAAAGTAGTACAACGATCGAACAACAAGCGAGAGGGAGGGTAGAACCTCCCTCTTTAGTTTGGAGGCCCATGAGTAACGGATTACAGACCTTCGTGTTCAACTTCCATATCAGGCAGAACGGAGTTGTAAACACAAAGACGGAGGAGAAGGATTGCATTGACTGGACGGAGGCGCATTTGCATTTTCTTACGCGCTGCCGTGATCTTGGTATCCGCGGGGAAGGTCTGACTGCCTGTTCCTTCTGCAGGAAGGACAGCCCCGAAGGAGCATGTTGCTTCGGCGGTATGACTATGAAGGACACACTCCTATGAAGATGTTCTGGTGGGTGATCATCTTCACTGAAGATAGGCACGGCCTGATTTGGTTCACCCACGCTGATCTTGAGCTGCACCTGTTCTGTGGTAAGTGCGGCTTCTGTAATCGACATGGCTGGAGAGCAGACATGTTCGAAACCTTTTGGATGTGGTAAGGAGGACGATGATCCAAACGCTTAAGAAGTACTGGAGATGGTACCTAGTATCAGGACTGTCATTCGTAGCAGGGCTGTTCGTTGGGATAACCCTTGCCGTGTATGTCCTGATCAACGCTTTCCACTGAGTTTCTAGGCTGAATAAGCCTGGAATGTAGTCAAATCCCCAACTGAAAAGGCAACTAATGAGAAAAGCAGTTCTCCTGATTGCTGCCTTGATGTTTGTTGTTGCACCCGCCGTGTCAGCATGCGACACGGCGTGTAAGACTGGGTATCACTGGGTTTGGACCAACCAGGCTAAGGACCAAGGTTCTTGCCAGCCGGATCCGACTCCCACGCCGACACCCAGCACCAACACAAACACGAACAGCAACAGCAATAGCAACGCGAACAGCAACTCGAATACCAACAAGCAGTCGCAAGGCCAAGGCCAGGGCCAGACGCAGGGACAAGGCCAAGGACAGCAACAGACTGCTACTGGTGGCGCCGGTGGTCAAGGCGGCCAGGGAGGAGCAGGTGGTAATGGATACGGTGGGTCAGTTTCTGGTTCTGGGAACTCTCACAATACTAATACCAACACTGCTACCACTGGCCCTTCAACGGCTACTGCTACTAGTGGTGATTCGAATGCTACTTCCACGTCCGCGGCCAGTAACAATGGCAACGGATCCAACAATGCAAGTTACTCCAGTACGGAGAACGTGCAGGCTTCGAAGATCCCGGTGGCCACAGCTTATGCTGGCACTCCGGCTCCGACTGCCCTTTGTGCCTTAGGCTATGGTGGTGGTGTTCAAACCATGGGCTTTGGCATCAGCGGCGGTGGCGCCAGGATTGATCAGAACTGTGCCATCCTCGAGGCAGCAAGGCAGGGTGCAACGTACGCTGGCAAGTTGGCCTTTTGCAAGCTCTACGTATCAAACAAGAACGTTAAGAAAGCAGGGTATACTCTCTCTGATTGTCTGGGAGACACCCTCAA